TGAACAGGGCACACTTACTACCCTTGACAAAAAGGGCGGAGTTAATGTTCGTAAGACAACTAAACCATTTAGCGCAGCACAGGTAGAAGCAGAGTTGCCTAAGCGGATTGCTGAAGAAAAACCTGGGGCTACAGACCCTAAGAAAAGTTTAGACTTCTTAGCGTTTCTTGATGGAATGGGAGCACAACTAGGATAATGGCTGACATTAATAAGGCTGGCGAAGCAGCCGCTCTTGCTCTTGGTATTACTGATGTAATAATTAAAGCATTTCCAGAACTAGGTCCTATATTTCAGAAGTTTGCTGTGGGCGATATTGCTGAAGCACGTTTAGATTATTACAACTCTAACTACTTTAAGAACTTAACTGGCAATGCCCAGTCACGACAGACTAAACAAAAGACCCAGCCTGGTGTATACGCTCAAGAGTTTGATGCTTGGAAGCAAGCACAGAAGCAAAGACTAATAGCCAAAGGATTCTTAGTAACTCCTGAGATTGAAGCAATGTTTGAGACTTCATATCTTAAAGGTGATACAGATACCCAGTTAGAGATAATGATTCTTAACTCTGGCAAGATGGGTACAAAGATTGGCGGTAGTGCCCTAGGCACGGTTAATGCCCTAAAGACATTTGCAGATGACCAAGGTGTTAATACTATTCTACCCAAGAATTACTGGGATAAAGTATCTATGGGTATTCTAGATGGTAGCCTAACTGATGAAACCATCCAGGAAGAACTTAAAGGTTTTGCTATATCTGCTTATCCTGCATACTCAAAGGGTATCCAAGCAGGTCGTTCATTTGGATTACAAACTTCAGCGCTACGTCAGTTGATTGCTAATACTCTTGAAGTAGATGTAGATACTGTAACTAATGATAACCCAGTATTTAAACAGTTGGCTGGTTATGTAAATCCTAAAACTCAGACGCCAGAAATTGTCCCATTGTGGGAAGCAGAAAAGATTATTAAAAGTCGTGATGAATGGTTGTACACAAAAAATGCACAGCAGACTTTTGATGACCTAGGACTTAGAGTGCTAAGAGATATGGGGTTGGCATAAATGGTTGACAAAGAAGAAATGCGCCGCGCCCGTCAAGCAAGAGAATATGCTGTTGCTGCAAATAAACCAACTTCACTTGCAGATTCTTTAGCAGCGCTTCAAGAAAGTATTCCTACAGGTAAAGCAATTGTAAAAGAAAAAAATATAGAAATTGCTACAATTAAATTTGAGATGGCTGCTAATGAAGGCGATGTTGCTGGTATGACAGCCGCTGCTAAGGAGATTGCAAAAGCATCTGGGTATGGACCTTTCCAGACAAAGACTTTTGTTGAAACAATAGTACAACAAAATACTCCTGCACCTGTTGTAACCTCTGCAAGTACATTTAATCCTTATACTTCAGTAACTACTGTTACTCCAGTAGTTACAAGTACTCCAGTAGTTACCCCTACACCAGTAGTAACCTCTACATCCACAGGTTTAGACGCTGCTACATAGTGGAGCCAGTGAATCTACAATTACTCTCCAACTACAAGAATCAGAAGAATATAAAACACGTTTTAAGGCTAATCAGGACCGTATTAAAAAGGGTCTTAGAGTTTTAGACCCTAGCGATTATCTAAACATTGAAGATGATTACCGTCAGATTCTTAGAGCCTATGGTCTTAAGCAGTTTGATACTGATGCTTATGTCCAGCAGTTTATTGCTAATGACATTGCAACTACAGAATTATCTAATCGTGTAGTTACTGCAGTTCAACGAGTACAGAACGCTGACCCAGCAATTTTGGCTACCCTTCGTGGCTATTACGGCATTAGTGATAACGACTTAGTTGCCTATGTTCTTGACCCTAATCAACAATATCAAAAGATTGAACGTCAGGTTGCAGCAGCCGAAATCGGTGCAGCAGCAGGGCTGCAAGGTCTTACCGCTGGAGTTACTGTGGCTGAGCAATTGGCTGCACAAGGTATTACTAAAGCACAGGCTCAAAAGGGTTATGCAACTATTGCAGACTTTAGATGAGTACCGTCAATCAGAGGCTGAACAAGAAGTATTTAATACCCTTGCATCAGCACAACGTAAGAGACGTGCACTTGCAGAGCGTGAAATAGCAGCCTTTGGTGGCGCTAGTGGTTTAGGCAAGACTGCGCTAGACCAAGCAGCAAGAGGTACATTCTAGATTCCCGACGTGGACCAACCAGCCCCACGCGGTGTATAAGACTGGTAGCAAGAGCCAGCCTGTCAACCCCTGGACAGAACTGTGGCTTGCGACTAACTAACGATAGAAAGGGTGGTTGCTATGAGCAACAACTACTGGGATGAAGAAGACGACGAACAAGATACACCAGACCATCAACTCTCTGGCGATGACTTAGTTAAAAAACTAAGAAAAGCCAAGCGTGCTGATGAGAAGCGTATCAAGGAACTTTCCGAACAACTTGAAGGATTCCTCAAGGAGAAGAAGGAAAAGACCGTCGCAGAAGTCCTAGCAAAAAAGGGAGTAAACGCTAAGGCTGCAAGACTTATTTTGAAAGATGTGCAGGAAGCCACTGAGGAGTCTATTGACTCTTGGCTCCGTGATAACGGAGATTTAATTGGCTACAACCCACAGGTTCAGAATGAAGATACGCAGCAGAATCTTGCGACTTTGCGTCAGCAAGACATTCTTACCCAAGGCGGTATTGCTCCAGACAAAGCCGTAGATTTAGAGCGACAACTAGAAAATGCCGACTCTATTGATGATTTAATGAATCTTCTACGCAATTCCTAATCCGTTCATAGTCACTTGGAGGTGACAACTCAATGCCTAACGCATATACCGATACTGGTGCCTCCTCACTCGGAGGTTCCGTTGGTGGTGCAGGTCTAGTACAGAAGGCGTATGACCGTCTTCTAGAGTTTGCTCTCCGTTCAGAACCACTACTTCGTTCTGTCGCAGACAAGCGTCCTGCTCGCCAAGCATTCCCAGGTTCAACCGTTGTTCTACAACGCTACGTTGACCTTGACCCAAAGACCTCTACTCTATCTGAGACAACAGACCCAGATGCAGTAGCGCTCACAACCCCAACTTCCGTCACTATTACTCTTAATGAGTACGGTAACGCAGTTCTCGTAACCCGCGCTCTTGAGTTATTCTCACTCGCAGATGTAGACCCAGCAATTGCAAATATCATTGCATACAACCTTGCTGATTCTATTGATGATGTTGTGTCAACAACTCTTATTGGCGGAACAAACGTAATTTACGGTGGTGCTCGTACTTCTACAGCAACCATCACTGCATCTGATACGATTGACTCAGCAGACATCCGCAAGGCTGTTGCTAAGTTGCGTGCAAATAAGGCTAAGGCTCGCCGTGGCTCTTATTACTGGTGCGGTATTCACCCAGAAGTTTCACACGACCTTCGTGCAGAAACTGGAAATATGGGCTGGAACTTCGTCCACGCACAAACTGCACCTGCTGCAGACAAGATTTGGGCTGGCGAAATCGGAGACTACGAAGGTGCATTCTTCGTTGAATCTTCACGTATCCCATCTGCTAAGGATGGTGCAGACCAGACCGCTCTTGCTACAACTACACCTACTGTAAACGGCGCTTCTGCTGGCTTCACAGTTGGTGTTTCTTCTACTTCAGTAATTGCAACACGTGCTGAAGTTGGAGACAAGATTGCTGCAACAGGTATTGCTTCTGGTACCAAGATTACTGCTATTAGCACATCTGGTTCAACCACAACCATTACTGTAGATACAGCATTTACTGCTGCAGTTACAACTACTCTTACTGTAACTCCAGTAACCCGTGTATTTGATACTCTCCTCTGCGGACAGCAAGCACTTGCTGAGGCTGTTGCAGAAGAACCACACATCGTTATCGGAAACGTAACCGATAAGTTGATGCGCTTCCGCCCAATGGGTTGGTACGGCGTACTTGGCTTTGCACGTTACCGTGAAGAAGCGTTGTATCGTATTGAAACTGGTTCTTCAATCGCTGCTCTCTAGTTGATTGACTCTGGGGGATAGGGCAACCTATCCCTTTGGGGTGAGTTCACTAGGAGGACTTATGACTAATTGGTTATTTAAAACACCAACAGTAGAAGAAGGACCTGCTGGTCAGTCTCGTCTATTTCATTTCTACAAGATAGACCGCGGTATAACTATTGTTAGAGATACCGATGGTGACTATGCACAGGTTCGTTATCTACAAGATAGTGACTATGCAACATATCCTGAGATTTATCAGGGTGGCTATAACCATACTGTAGATGATGCTACTAAAGCAGCGCTTATTGCTGGCAATGTAGGAGTAACAGAAAGTAACTTTACTGCACTATGAAGCACTGGGAATACCATCCAGAGTATGTAGATGGCTGCTTTGGATGCAAGGGGATGAGCGTTCAGATGAACGCAGGTGATGCTGATAGTCGGCGCAATATGCCGAATAAAGCATTTAACGCAGAATTGAATGCCTATAAAGAGGCTAGAGCCCAAGGCATTCAGCCAAATGGAACTTCTATGGCGAAGATTCAAGAGGCAGTCAAGGCTAGTGAAGTATTAGGTAAGCCGTATAACGGCAACAAGATGCCACCAGCCAAGTCAATCAACAAACAAACAGCAGCAGTGATGAAAGAAATAGGAGCATAACTATGCCAATGGTAAATGGAAAGAAGTTCCCTTACACAGCAAAAGGCAAGAAGGCAGCCAAGTCTTACGCTATGGGCGAGAAGATGGAATCAAAGGCTGAAAAGAAAATGGAAATGAAGATGGGCGCTAAAAAGATGGCAGCCAAGAAAATGAAGAAGGCTGCTTCTAAGAAGAAGAAGAAATAACTATGCCAGGCAGAATTAGACCAGGTATGACAGCCAAGGAAATCAAACAAAAGAATGCTGCTGCTGATGAGAGAAAGTCTCAGATGGCAGAAGATTTATTTCAGAAGATGATGGACCAAGGCAAAGTTAATCCTGGCAATATCCGTAAGATTAAAGAACAGATTGCAAAGAAGACTGGTGCCTACCCGTTAGGAGCAACTAACTGATGAAAGCAAAAAAAGGAATGGGATTCAAAAAAGCCCAATCACAAATTGCCAAAAAGCAGGGTATCTCCAAGGAGCGTGCAGGAGCAATCCTTGCGGCTGGTGCTCGGAAAGCCTCAGCAGCAGCCAAGAAGAAGAACCCAAACCTTAAGAAGGTTAAGGGCGCTATGAAGAAGGGTAAGAAGTAATGGCTGAGTGGGAAGAAGTAAGACCTACATTAACTATTAATCAAAAAACTAGCACTCCAAATCAAGGTTCTCCTCGTTTTACTAGGACCCGTGATGAACTTGCTAACATTTTTGGTGTTACCCCTAAGCAGTTTGATAAGACAATGAAAAAAATTAAAAAAGAAATCAGAAAACAAAAGTAATGTCAT